CACAATTGTAGACCCACCACCGCCACCAGCAGTACCACCAGCACCTATCGTCACTGTCAACGTCTCTCCCGGAATTACAACAGCAGGATAATAAATAGCTGCTTCACCAGCACCACCACCACCACCACCAACATTAGTACTAATACCACCATTACCACCACCACCACCAGCACCAGTACCACTTATATATATCACNGTAACTCCATNCGGAACCTTCCAAGTCCCAGATGANTTAAACTTTACAATCTTAGCTTGCTTACTACCNGAGACTACTTCAACAGACATCATTCCTACAGTTTTAATAGGCATAATTTCACCTCCTACAACTTATATTATATCTCTCTACCATATACAAACACATTTACAACATCACTCGTCTCTACTCTAACCACATCACCACTGTTTAATATCAGCGACAATGATAGAAAATTCGTCGCCCCAGTCCAATACGTATAAAACGTCGTCCCATCCCCTATCTGTACATTAAAACTAACAGAATTCCCATCGTTGCTTGCTACATCTACATACACATACGCAGTCTTCCCTGATGGGCACGTATAAACATTTGTTGTAGCATTATTTATTTGTAACCTTGCTAGCATATCTTACCCCCCGAAGAATATACTAAAAAGCATTAAATCCAAACCATGCATTCCATCTACCATATCACTATCAAGCCCGCTCCCAGCACCTTGCGGGCTTATAGTACCAGGCGGCTGAGTTCCAGTATGATTTGCTCGGTTTAAATAATATACACCATCGTATCCATCCAATTTATCACTATCTAATCCACTCCCACTCCCCTGCGGAGCTATCGTCTCAGGCGGCTGAGTTCCAGTATGATTTGCTCGATTCAAATAATATACACCATCGTATCCATCCAATTTATCACTATCTAATCCACTCCCACTCCCTTGAGGACTAATAGCTGTAGGCGGACTTTCTCCAATGTGATTTGCTCGGTTTAAATAATATAAACCATCATGCCCGTTCAGCTTATCTGCATTCTCAGCATGCACTACATCCCATATAATGATAGGAACATTATTCAAATAAAAACTCAACGACCCCTTTACCACTTGCAAATCGAAACGCTGCCCATATTCATACTCAGTACTCTCCAGCCAAAATAATACCACTCCATCTTCCCTAGACGTCACTTGAGGCGCAACGCTCACGCCCTGAGTAGCATTCTCAGCTAGATACACCGTAACAGGAATATTCGTCCCAGCTTTATACACATAAACATCTGCATCACTAACCACATTGCCTTGCAAATCCTGAATTACAACATAATACCTATACCTCATCCTCTCTCACCTCCTTTTCTATCTCAGTACCTCTCTCCTTCCATAATTCCCATCTACTACACCCTCCCTGCAGCGGATGCACTTCCATCATCACCCGCCCACGCTGCTCCTTTAAACATACCCATATTCCACCACCTATATACTTTACCCACTTACATTTCCTACACACCCGCTCCATCCATATCTCCCTTACTATTATAAATATAAAACTTTTCAATTAACTTTTTAACCAACAATTCTAGCCTCTCTACCATCTCTTCTAGCCTCTCAAACTTCCTCTCAAGCCTCACAAGTCTATAACCTATGTTATCCTCCAGCTCCCGCTCAGTATATTTTATAATCACTGCGCCAGTGCTTACATCTCTCTCTAACTGCGGCATTTTACTATCCTCCCCAGAAAATCATTCCTATATACTTCCTCACTCCATCACCACCCGCCCCACTTTAATATACTAACACCCGCAAGCTCCTCAACTTCGGTGACAGCCATCTTGTTGATTGATTGCTTGCAAGATCAATCTTAATAATAAACCTCCATGCTCCCTGCACTACATTATTTGTTATGCTACTCAAACTTCCACCTAGCTCTTTCTCCACCCATCCATCCTTCATGACAAAACTATTTACCANAGGCAAGCTATACCACGTCCCTCCACTGTCAAAACTCACTTCATAATTCACCATCCCACCATTCGCAAACTCACCTATCCATACTTTGATTGTATTAAACTCCTGACCAATATACACATCCTTAGTATAATACACAGCACTATCACTATAAGTCCATGCCTGTATAAACCCAAAATCTTTCTTTACAATCGGAGATACATTCGGATCCTGAGTTTTCAACAATAACCTTACCTTCAGACTTTTAACATCCCCATCTAACTGAACTATATCCCACCTCTCGCTACTCCTCTCTACATCAAAATCTACCATCCCAAACCCAGTCCACCCTCTACCTGCATCATACTCAGACCGCACAGACACTCCTAGCGGAGTCTCTACATCTATCCCAAACTGAAATTCATGCACCGGATAATTCAGCCCAGAAACAGTAAACTCTATCTGACCCTCAACACTCGTATCAAACTGCGCTTTATTCAACCTAAACATCAGATCCCTCTCCATATCTATTTCCCAGCTCAGGAAATTATAACTCTTAAACAACATTCCATTGTGCAACTGTCTATCAAGCAACTGATTTATCTTACTCCAATTCGGATTCGCCAAATTGCCTATTACTCTCTCTCTCCCTTTCGCTGTAAACAAATAATACCCATTTCCTTGGCTACCTACATATAAACAATAATATCCCGGCGTCAGATAAATCGGCTCATCAAAATCTANCTTCACNGCATTATACATCGAAGGCACAGTCACAGTCTGCGAAGGATCAGTTATCTGCATCATCTCCATGATCTTCGCTTTCGAAATGCTCCCCCNGCCATANACTAACTGACCAGGAAACCCAGCTTCAGTCATATTTCTTATCCCTACCTCCAATCCNTAGTCGCTCCCTGCCGGTGGCACCTTATGAACCCATATCCATACAGATGTTAATACCACAGGTTCCTCTACTACAAAACTTTGCGCTATAGGATCAATATACCTTGTTGGAGGTGGAGGTGGATTATGGATAATTCTTAACAAATGCGTAACTTGCCCTACACCATAATATACTGCCCTTCCATACACTACTCCATCCGGAGAATAAACTTCAAATACCCTTTCCCCAGCCGGAACCCCCTCAGGTATCGTAAACTTTGCTATAACTTCACCATCTGCATCCGCTTTCACCGACCCCATATGAATACCTGCGCTCCCTCTCGGTGCAACATTATTCAACCCTGCTAAATTTATATCATCCTGGGTGGCAACACTTAATGCTACATCCCTTCCATCAAACCTAGCCCTAATATCATCTTGATTAGGTAAGCAATTCTTTATCCATACCACTACTACCCTCCGCCTGAGGTAAGGATCAAAATCCACACGATCAACTGCTACATACGTCCCTGCTACATTTGCATTTATATTTCCGAACGGATTACCACCAGCCTGCCAACTCCAATCATATAACAACATCCTCCTCGCAGCACCACCTACATCTGCCACAATCCACCCTGGATTCCGAATATTTATAGTAGATACTGTTATAGCCCCATCCTCTACTGTCCCCATCCAGAAATCATTCTGCGGATATAATGATACACTCACACATAAGGACTAAATACTGCGTAAGGATTTACTTCAACACCATAGTTCTCTGTCCACACTAACTGCTGATCAAATACAACCTCAGAATAAGGTAGCGTAAAAGCACTTATACACTGCTTAACATTACTTAACATCGTAACAGATAAATTGCCAATTTGTCTCGCCTTCTTTAAACTACACTCGCCCCTCTCTCCATCAATACTCACAGTGCTCTTTGTATCATCTAAAATTTCGGCATTTGTAAAAGTATCTACCAGCAAGCCCTTCTTAGGTGCATAAACCTCTTTTGATAACAACTCTAACTCAGTCTCCATCAGCATTATACCATACTCTAACTTACTAATTCTATCACTCATCGCATTTACATCATACACTTTCTTCACTCTATACTTAGACTCTGCCGACAACAACAAATCCTGGGATGCTGCTGGAAAATACACTAAATACAATGGAAGTCCTTCATCAGGCCGAGTCGGTTTTGACGGTATCGTAGCGCTAGCTCCATACGCAAACTCAAATTCTCCATCCTCCTTCAGCATCAACCATCCCCACTTACCCAAGTACGCTCTATACTGAACAAGAATGTCAGACTTTTCTAGCGCAGGATCTACCCCACTTGCCCTAAAATCTATCGCATTTGGATACTCTATATCGTCATAAACATAACTACTCAAATCTTGCACATAACTATCAACTGAAACATAATCACCTTCTACTATATGATCCCAGTAGTAATACTTCACCCTGAACTTAGCCCCATTCTGAAGTGCATTTATCCAAGTCACTTTCGCATGACCAATTACAGTATTACTCCTCCCTAAATTTACCGTATAATCCACCCCTTCAACATACTGATTCCCAGTCTCTGGATTTACAACAACAACAGGAGTCTTATCATTCTTTATCACATCAATCTTGCTTAACTGATACTCATTTACACCATCCTGATACGTAAACTCATCTTCATAATAAGCCTTCTGCCTTACACCTTTCGTTACAGTCATATACCTCAAATACTCAATATAATAAGTATTTCCTACGCTAAACGTAGACGGATTTAGTGCAAAACCAGTTCCACTCAGCACTACATCAGTATTTCTATTTGCGCACCCTAGATCGTTATTACTGAAAGTTAAACTCGTTGTTTTACTACTATCAGTCCATACTCCTAATATACTATCCAAACTAACCCCCGTATCGTCATAATACCACCCACAAGCATCTACAACATTAGATACACTCCTCGTCTCAGCTACTTTCTTCCTTACTACTACCTGCTCTACACTCGCAACAGGAATTACATCAGGTATGTAAAGCTTTCCACTATAAGCAGAAACTTCTTCCATAATCAGCTCTGACTTGTCCTGCGCTATATCAACAACAAAAGACGTATGCGGCTTCTCTACCTCCATCCCATTTACATACGCCTTACCCGCACTAACATCAAATATTACTTTATCCCTCCTATCACTATGCTTAAACACCTTAGTGTCATATCCATACACCAAAACATTGCCATATAAATCATACAACTTTCTCCCTATCACCTTTTCAACCTTTGTCATCCCTTCCACAGGCTTTATCAACGTAGGAACTCTATCCACTACCTTCCATATCACTACATCAACATTATCTTTGATATCTGAATATACCCACTCAAATTCAACCACTTCTCTAATCGCACCCGCTGTAGCATAACCAGGATATGTCTGAGCAGGATCTTTTAAAATTGGATCATCTTGCTCATCAACGTAACTCCGCACCACATTCACACCAACATAAACAGTCCCATTCGGAAGTGTTAACTCCCCACCCTTTACATACCTTACCGCACCTTCAATATATATCAACCCCTCTGTTATTTTCGCATCACCTGTATTCTTATCTATTGTTAAAGAACACCCACGTATAATATCACCATCACTAAATACTGCATCACCTACACTCTTCAACTTAGCATTCAATATCGACTGAACCTCATTCATCTCCGCACTCTGAGCAAACCTCCCGGGTAGAAATACCAACTTATTCCAATTCATCCTTCCAGTCTTATTCTCGGCAGGAGGTCCCTTCGTTAAGTCCGGAACTAAAACCCCATAATCAACAAATTTCGGCGGATCCACATCAAAAGCATCTATCTCAGTCAACAACCCCATATATCCTGCTAATCTTCCATATATCCTATAACCTTTCGCCCTGTTTACATGATCCCATGTCAAAGTTATATACTGCGTGGCATTCAATACGTCAGGAGCATTATTTATTATCAATAAATCCCCATCAGTTTCACCTGTNTCATTAAACGCAGTAACTACATACTGATATGTTGTCAATCCATGCCCTGAAACACTATAATTTACANAAGGCTTCTTTAATGGCTCACCATACCTATCATACGCAGTTTTCAATAGCTTCTTATCCACCTCTTAACTCCCCTCCTCTTACATTATAGGAGTCACCTTAGGTCCGAACTCAATCACAATCTCCATCAAATTCTTACTACCAGCATTCCTAATAATCGGAGGAATATTTACATACCCTATCAGTTTTCCATAACTTAACACTTCACTAGGTAACAATATCTTTTTAGTCTCATTCCCTGCTGTCGGAACAACTCCTACATAAATCCCATACTGTCTAAACGTAACCAACGGAAATTCATCAAACCTTAATACCGTAGAACAATACAAATATCTACAATCATAATCATAAGCAAACTCATCAGGAACCAACGTAAACTTTGCACCTCTAAACTCCACAGAACCATTCGGGTCAGGATAACATAACGACACCGTCTCAGCCTTCTGTAACCCCCCTACCTCATCCAACATAGTCGTATTTATATTCTCAACAGGTGGATCAGTTTCACAATCCCAAGGAGTCTGCGTCCTCCCTACTGCAAACCAAAACGTTTCTTGGTTCTTCCATTGCAATAATACTCTTATCATTCCTATTTTTACCGTTGCAGGCATTCTATTACCTCCCACCATTACATACTCATTCGGTACTATACCTAGACTAACACAAAAACTACTAACTGGCAACATATATTCATTACCAACCATAACTGAAGACAAGGAACCTGAAACTGCAGGTTGCATCTGAACAATGACACATTCATTGGGAACTATACTATATCCAGGATCACTAGCTGGAAGCACTAATTCATTTGCAACACCCCATATAATAACAACATTAGAAAGCCCATATGGTTTGAAAACTGCTACGCACGCCTCTCCAACACCATAACATTCTACCTCACTACATTCAACTTCCTCAACAAAAGACTCCCCAGCATCAGCCACCGCTCTATCTATATCAACATCTATCTCTAATAACTGCAGCCCCGTAATTATCTTATACCATACATATACTCCTGCATGAACAAACCTCTCTAGCTCCTTCATCTGATAATACTGAGAAATCGGAATCGTTACCTCAACACTAGCATCCCTGAAATACTTCGCATCCTCCCAAGCACTACAATCCCACCTCCTCCCCCAGCTATATATAAGAACACTCTTCGATAAATCTTCTATTACAGCAGTTATCTCAAATAGTTCTAACAGCCTCTCGAAAAACTCCTCTGACCCCTTCCACTCTATAAAGCCATACTGGTTATCTAACAACTGTAAATTCTTCTCTAAACTCTGATAAACTATATCCCCAAACCCGAAATTATTAGCAAGATGAACTATAAACTCCTTCGCCTTTTCTAAATCATACAAATCTCTCAAATCATCTACATTTGCACACACCTCATTCACAGACTGCTCTATAACCTCTAAAAACTGCTTCCAAGAATCATACTGCAATAACCAATCCGGAATGAGTAAATCCAGCTTCGCCTGCATTTATCACACTCCTACATAAACATCAGCCCTCACACTTCTCAAATGCACCATCTGCCCTTTTCTTAATTCTAAATCTACACCAGGAAGAATTACCTCACACGTCCTTATACCATCAACCGATAATACTGTCCTTCTTATCTTATCTATATTCACCCACTCCTGTATCTCCAAATCACTATACAAATCCTTTATCGCATTTATAATATTTACCTTCGCCCTCTCAGTTGAATGAACCCTTCCCACAAAAGCTTTTACAAATACATCTACCTCTACTAACTGCACAGGCCTTAAATCATACATAACCCCTACACTACCAACCTTGTCTAAAACCCACCTCACCCTCTCTACTACCTCTTCAGAAGGCGCCCCTCCTCCAGGATCAGTTATATATATCTCTACCTCCCTGAACGGCGCATTAAAATTATCCTTCACATCTACTACCTGAACCTTCCCAACACCATCAACACCCTTCACTATATGCCAAAAATCCTCTTTCGTCGCCGCCCTCTGACCTACTCCAAACCATCCTTCCAACCTCAACCTAAAACTTTCTACATCCTCCCAATACTCCCCCCTGCTAAAAGAATTTAAAATCGGAACTACCTCAAATCTATCATCTCTAGGCATGCTCCAAACGCTATTAACAGGAGGATAATAATCACTTGCTACTTCGCAATATCTTATAGTTACCGTACTACCAAAACTCGGCACCCCAAATCCCCTTAGAAACGTTACATTCAGTGCCTTATCAGGACTAGTCCACACTTTCGCTTGCAACTTATCCAAAGTCTGCCCAAAATATTCAACTACTGCATAAGCAGTATCGTTTACATATACTTCCACTCCCACGTCACTTACATTCTCAAGTGCTATTTTATAATCCTGCCGCACCTGATTCCCATTCGATGTAAAAACTCTTTCCGACCACGCACCTTGGCTTACATTTACCACCTTCTCAGTTTCCCCTGGATTAAATACTACATCACTTACAGTATAAAACAACACACTATCACATAACACAGGCGTCTTCGCCGAAACTATAACTACCTGATCACTTGCTTTCTTCAATCTCAACTTCACCTGACCACTCGCCCCTACAGGCCTCTTTACATGAGCTTCGAACATATTAGCAAGCCTACATAAACTCTCCCAATACTGCGCACTGTCAATAAACATCTCTTCATAACTGCGCTTCAAATAATACAAAAGAAGCTGAGCAACATAAGCATAAAGCTCAATCAGTGTCCTACCAGTCGACTGAAGATTGGCATCCTTCCAAGCACTCTTTGTCTTGAGAATGTATATTAGCTGACTTACTAAATCTTCAAAACCTATCTTAGTTAAATCAAACATCTACCTACCTCCACTACTGCCTTTTATCACTCTAAATATAAAACTACAACTACTTCCCTCTAAATGCAAACCACTCCCATACATCTTCGAATGCAGGCACCTTAAAAAACGCCCCAGTCAATTCTGGATCAAACAAATCCATCACATCATTACTCAACGGCACCGCCCACCACAAGTACACATCCCCATATATATTATCCCCTACTAAATCCCACCTTCCCACGAATGCGTCAGTCATTGTCCACAACCCATGCTCCCTCTTCACCGCTTTTTTAAAACTCACCAAATTCTTCGCCCATATATTCACTTCACCCTTCTTTTTATTAACAGGAAATATACTCCAAACCTCTTGCATCCGCTTCATCACCTCCTATACTAATATCACTTTCTCAACTATATACGGCATATTCAACTCCTTAACTACTGCACTAATTCTTACATGATACCCACCAAGTTCCTGATCAGCCACAACCTCCACCCTATCCACTTTTATTCTCGATTCCTGCTTAGACAATACATCTAATATCTCCAATCCAATTTTATGCGCAGTTGACTTATTAATAGGCTCCATCAAAAAATATTCTAACATCGATCCAAAATTAGGACGCATCACCCTCTCACCTTTTCTCGTCAAAAGAATATTCTCTATCGCATCCTCTAACACCTCTAAATTTACATGCTTTATCACATCCCCAGTCTTACCAAGCATTAACTTATTATTAACATCACTCCATATTTCTTGATAAACTCTTTCCATACTCACCCCCAACTATTCATACTATTTACCAAAATCATACACGCTTACTACTTATTACAACACACACACTTGCCCTTTACAGGTATAATCCACCCATCCTTCCTCAATAGTACACCAGCACCAGTACCAGATAATAATACATTTCCATTAGCATAAAAAACAAGCATTGACCCCATCGGTAACCGCCACACCACCGACCCAGGATATTCCGCCCCTACCTCCTCAAACATTTTCCCCGCATCCATAGCACCCTTCCCAAACTCCTCCCACACACCACCTTGATACCTTACACCATTGAACGGCAAACTCCACGCAAACCACACCGGCTTCTCAGGATCTCCTTTTTCAAAAAATAACCACACCCACGTATTCCTCGGTGGAATATATAAAATTCCTGAGCCCCAAGCAGGCTCCGCCCACGGACAATCCTCATCCTTTACCTCATCAAACCACGGCGATACCTTCACACGTATCCTACCCAATTTCAACGGATCTTCATTATCTACAACCTTGCCCCTATGAAACCCATCCAGCGAATATCCCTTCCGCACAAAGTCCATTATACCACCTCCTCTACTTCTTTATTATAACTACTAACAAAATACCCAACTTCAATACTACGCATCCTTATCTTCACTCTTCCACCTATCTGAAACTAACACCACCTTCTTCATATAATTCTGACCAGGAAAAGAATATAGGTGCACTATCTCTCCAACAATCCAGTCACCAGACAGCGATTCAGTCATTTCATTAAAACCTGAAGGAAATATTACTCTCACTTTATCACCAACTTCCACCTCCTCCACACCCGGTATCGCTACCGCCCACTTTCTCAACATTCTACACTTCTGCATCAACCCAACATCAGGCACCGTCCTCGTCGGCGCATCAATACTACCCACCGTCACAACCTCAGTCAGCATATCTTTATCTTTTACTAAAGCAGAAGCTAAAATGTTACTCTTCACCTTCTTCTCCCCACCAACCAGCTCTGGAGCAATATCTATTACAGTTTTCTTCACTTTTAAATCATTTAAATCATAATCATACCTAGCAAACCTCGCCTTCGCTGTATCCCTAGTCTGATTCTTATTTATCAACCCATACCACAAAAACGGGATCACTTTCTTCTCCTCACCACCCTCTTCCTGATACGTCATATACCCACAATCATCCCAAATCTTCTCCCACTTCGTAGGATCAGTCACGTACTCAAAATAATACTGAAAATCCTGCTTTTTCATCTCTTCAAAACTTCTAAAATGTAACTTCCATTGTATATACTCATCTTCTTTATCCTTCACCATTGAAAGCCATAAAAAATAATCCTGATTCCCACTCTTACTCTTCGCACAATCCCTTAAATACCCTAAAAAACTAAACCCACTCCTCCCACTTTGGAGATAATACTTCTTATCAAAACTCTCATCATATATATANTCCCACGTCCATAAATCATCATCACAATACTTACCATAATTCTTCAAAACTACATCCTCAATAAACTTATCTGCAACTTCNGTAGCACTCTTATGCCCATACCCCTTAAATCCCTTCTGAAGTAACCACAGCCCAGGAGTAGCATATCCCAAAATATTCATACTAACCGAAGTCGGACGTGTCGTATGCTCAAGCGTAGAATCACTATTCATCGCTACCGCCATATCAAACATCATTACTTCACTACCCTCTTTCAATCCCATCCTAATCACCACATTCCCCAGATGTCTATATGATAAATAATTCATCCCAAAATCAGTTATCCTCACTTTACACGCAGGAACTAAATACCACATCCCTTCCCACACTACTATCTCTTCTACCCATTCGTCAGGAACCTTCCTGTCATCATCAAGCTGATACCCCTCCTCTATTACATTCAGTAACCATACATCAACAGTAGAAAAAGTATACGTATTTAAATCCATACACTATTCCTCCAATATTTCACTCATAAAAAACAAACTACTGATTATCTCTACTCTCCTCAGCTATAATAATTTGCCTACCAGGAACAGAAATCATCTTCCTATCGACAACATATTTCGTGGTAAAACTAATAGATAACTCAACATACAACGGCACCTGATTTACACTCATTTTTGAAAACCTATGATCTATATCAGTAACAAAAGCATCTTTGAAAATTAACCAACCCCCAACATCTATCATCACGTCCATTTGCGGCACTTGTCCAACATAAGTAGAAATCGGAGGAATTGTTATATCATACAAATCATTTAACGCCATAAATATCTCATCTTCACTATCAAAATTTATTAACACACAATCCAAATTAAAATCAATATACTCAGGAACACCACCAAACTTCCTAGTCCACGCAACACCTTGGGCAAAAGGAGCCGAAATTTGCTGACTGAGATTTTCATGAATACTATTAAGAAATTTATCTGATATTACAGAAACACTCGCTAGCAATTGATTTAACTTGTTCCTTATATTTATTACATCCTCAAAAATTGTCTGATACTGAACCCCCATCCTGATCTTCACCTCGTTCTGTATATACGCCTGAAACACCTTCCCCTTGCCAGGATTATTCCCAGTCGGTTTTATAGTCAAAAGATTATACGCAGGGTCTAGCTGCCTCATTCTACTCCCCCTTAAATTAACCCTAACTGCATCATAAGAATACCAAGATCATCTACATACAGCGGAACATTCTTAAACGCTTCACCACCACTCATTGCAACCTTTTCACTACCACCAGGACCTCGAATCTTCGCCGACCCAATGCCACCTGCAACAGCCTCCCCTATCGCCTCAACACCCATCGCACCTCTTCGAACATCTGTGTCTATAGCCCGCCGTTGAACTCCCTCTTGTATACCCACTAATCCATTATCCATTATCCCTACTCTCTGCCCCTCTAAAACACTACCCGTCAAATTAGATATTCCAGTCATTATATTCGATACACCTCTTGTCATACCACTCATTGTATTACTAATCTGGTTTATAGGCGCCATTATACTTCCAACCATTCTATCAAGTGCACCTATATTACCACCTACCATTTTCTGAAAATTGCTCATCAATCCTAATCTACTCTTACCACCAGTTACACTGCTTACTACTTGATCAACTCCACCTACGACACGACTTATATCATTAGTCACATTTCTTATTGGCATAGTTATACCACTCACCATTCCTCTTACACTTCCCATTATATTACCTAATCGGAAACTACTAACACTCCTAAAACTATCATATGTCGTTCCGGGAACTTCAACCCAACCACTCATTGATCCGCCAGGACTTACCTCCCGCCACTTGCCTGGAGTCAATTTAGATAGTGCAACTTGTCTTACATAATCATTACCACTTGAAGACATTATACCCGCTTCCTCAGGACTTACCTCCCGCCACTTGCCTGGAGTCAATTTAGATAGTGCAACTTGTCTTACATAATCATCACTAACATCATCAATTCCTAGCCTCTGCACCTCTTGCGACGCCTGCTGCTGTTTCACTTCACTAGTATCTCTTACCGATAACGCTAAATTCTCAGTCTCTTTTGCAACCTTCTCTTGAAATTCATTCTGCTGCTCTACTGAAGACTTCAGCTTCTGCGCTTCCTGCGATACCTGCTGCTGAATCTCTCCATGCTCTTTTATAGACATAGCTAGATTTTCTGTCTCTTTCGTAACATTCTTTTGCGCCGCAACTTGCTGATCAGCCTCACTTTTCTTTTCCCTCTCCGCAGCCGCCATCGCTTTCAGCTCTTCTTTCTCTCGTAACATCCGCTTTCTAACACTTTCTCTCACAGCAGGAGAACTACTCTTAAAATATTTATCAACATTATCAGCAATATGACTATATACTCTATCAATAATCTCTTCCTCACTCATCGACTTTATCTGCTCAGGACTCATTCCTTTTAGCGCATTCTGCAACACACGACCAAACCCACCTACACCATGCTGAACAGATCGAGCAAATACCATCTCTTGCAACGCCCTAGACTTAGTTACATCAACACCATACCGCTTCGCTACATCCGCTCCAGGAACTAAATACTTCTCTACACCAAATTCCTGCTGAGCCTTCGCAAACTTTTCATCCCTCTGAGCTAACTCCTTCCACTTCTGAGCAAACTCTTTCGTCCCAAACTTAATCCCTTCAAACTCTTTCTCATAACCATACTTTTTTATAAGCTCCTGCGCAGACTGCTTCGTAAACTGATACATCCCAAGCGACATGCCGCCAGGATCGCCTTTCGTCAGCCCTACAACCCCTGCAGCTTTTGTTAAATCAGACGACCCAGTCTCAGCCTTCCTTGCTATTGCACCAACATCACCTTCTATAGCTTTCTTCGCCCATTCTACTAAACTACTACTCTTTTCCTTTATCCACTTCTTCCCCGCCTCCAGCTTCTCACCAGCCCACTCGACAGCCTTCTTTCCCTTCTCTTTACCCCATTCGACAGCTTTCTCACCTTTCTCTTTTACCCACCCAAGACCTTCCTTCATCTTATCCCATAACCCACTCAAAAAAGACCCAAGCTTCGATATAGCATCAGAAAATCCAGTCTTTAAACTATTTACCCACTCCTTATCCTTCACCAGCTTCTTCATTCCATTATAAACAGCATCCATCATATCTTCACCGCTAATACCACCAACTACCGAACCCAACAGACCACCTATAGCAGTCCCCACTCCAGGAGCAATCGCCGTCCCAATCGCTGCGCCTATTTTCCCGCCCGCTAGCGCACCACCCAAAAACCCACCAGCTCGAAATAGACCCTTCAGAAAACCACCTTCCTGTATCCCACTAAACAATGATATCGCAGCGCCAGCAATAGGACCAATTCGACCCAGCAGACGAGGCGCAACCGCACCTAACTGCCCAAGCTTTCCAATACCCCTACCAAGCTTCCCTAATAACTTACCACCTACCATTACTTCAAAAGCAGTCTCCGCTAATCCTCCACCTCCTTCACCCCCAGACACACTCTTCGCCTGAATATGAACCTTATCAGCATGAATCTTCGCATTTCTTTCTTGCACTAACTCCGCATCTTTTAACTCTACTACCTTCGACTTTCTTAATAACTCATTAGGTGAAGGCATTAACTTAATAGATAAAGGTGTTAATTCACTATGTAATGGTAATTCATGCTTTACAAATTCACCCTCTTCAGTTATTCCTCGACGATGTAAAGGAAATGGAATCACTCTGCCACCACCAGCACCCTCCAGCTTAACATCCTCGGATCCCTTCCGCCTCTGCCGTAATAACACTCTTCCAACTTCTACATCTTTACCAAAGTAACCCTGAGCCTCTCCCTCGCCAATCTCCTCCCCACGATACGCACCTATCCCTAAACTACGCTTTAACCCACCAATAACTCTTCTCTTTGTCCTCCGAAACTTAATGCCTAACTTTTCCTTCAACTTTGCCGCCTTCTCCGACTCCAAAATACGCCTCATCACATCTTCTGCGAAAGGCGACAAAGGTCCAAAAATACTCGCTAACACAACATCTTTTATATCCCCTTTAACTTCAGATAAATGCCCACCAACATACCTCCCCAACCGACCCCCATCACTACTCCACCACTTATCCTCTTTTTTCTTGCTAAACCACATACTACCATAAATATCAAAAAGATCCTGCCGCTCTTTCTTCCTCCCTCCAAATATTACACCGCCACGCCCAAACCCTCCACCAAGTAACTTAGACTCTACAGAAAGCTTCCTCTTAATCTGCTTGCTCTCCGTGTCATACTGCTTAAGTCTTTTAACTAACCCACTCTGGATCTGTTTGACTTCAGTATCTAAACCTTTTGTTACTTTTCTTACGCTTAAAGCAAGATTTCCTACAACATCTCTAATACTACTTGCCACACCTTCCGATTCACTAGCTAAATCATCTACATCAGATATCAACCCACCAAAATCTTTTTTCAAACTTACAGAAAGCTTCTTAAATTCGAGTGATAAATCTCGACTTATTTGCCTAAAATCTTTATTAAATACTGAAAAGGCATCTGATACATCTACAATATTCTTCCTCAACCCCTCAACTACTTCACTAAGTTCACGCACTTCATTCTTCAGCTCTTTCAGAATATTCCCTTGTTCTTCTATCTTCTCCTCAATTTTCTTTGTACGACTTGGAAGTCTTACACCTCTCGCACCAGGAGTCAGAAATATCCTACCACCCTCTTCAACACCACTTTTCTCACTAATACCTTCTTCATAAATATCTTCTAATTCAGATTGAGCTTCTTCTAGCTCAGGCTGAGCATCTTCCAACTCTGGCCACCGAGATCTATTTATATCATCAGCCATCTTTCTGCCCTACCCCCTCCACTAATACTTACCTTCTGCTCTTATAATACTTCTTCATCATCTCCTCCTCCATGCGCTTCACATTCTCCAACTCCCTCATATACCTAAACCACAAATACACATATTCATCTTCTGATAACACTACATGACATACATACATCATAGTAAATTTTATACTAATCAACGCTTCCCACAAACTACCAGACGCTAAGAAGAAGAAAAAACGGTATTCCTATCTTTATCTTCTTTCCACAATACTTGCACGGAACCTCAATCTCTGTCTGAACCCCATAACTCATCTCCCACTTCCTCACAAATTCCAACGCACCCCTTGCTTCACTCAATAATAAATCATCTACATCCTTCCCTATCACAACACTCGCTAAAACATCATAATCATTCACTTCGTCAAAACTCTTCTTCCCCTCAGGTAAATAACCCCAAACCCTAGGAAACCTTACTTGAATACCACCTATATCTACTGGCTCTTCATAATTATCATCTATCATCTTCTCATCTAAATTCATTAGATCAAAAGGAACCACCTGCAAATCATTCCTACATGAACACCTGAAACTTAGCTCTACCGTCTTGCCAATACTATTTACCCTGTGCGCAATTAATATCTTCCTGAAATCAGGCATTGTCATCTCTCTTATTTCAACACCACTATCTAATACCGTCCCCTGAACTACTTCAACAAGCCTTCGCACATAAGGTATCTCCTCATTTATAGGATCCTCAACTAACGCTTTCACATCCTTCACCTTTAACGGCCTCAAATGCACCGTCTCAGGATAACCATGCTTACCTTTCGACGATAATGTCACAGAAATTACTTGCTCATCTACACTCTTTAACTTGTCCGACTGCTGCTTAATCTTCTTCGCTTCCTCTACCGTAACCATCCTTGCCATAACTCTACCCCCTTTCTACACTATCCCAGTGATACACTATGAAATACTAACGTTACAGACACAGTTAACACTTCATTATTATCATACCCGAACCTCAACACATCAACCTTTGTCGGGTAACATAAACTAAATTTATAAATACCAACAGGAACACCACCCGATCCTATCACATCTATATACACATCCTTCATCCACTTGGACGGAACAGCTTTCAATTCCCTAAACGGCTCTGCTTCGAACGGATCATTAATTATTCTACTCCTCCACATATCGAAATACAACTGAACAGAAAAATCCTTGTTCTCCCAAAACTCAATCTGCAACTCTCCATGTGACTCTATCTCGCTAGGTAATACATAATATCCCTGACCCCTCCATCGTAACTCCTCAGTATCTATACCCAACCAAACAGGAAACTGCACCGATCTCACTTGTAGTGCTACTACATCTGCATTACCAAAATCACGAGGTAACTTCACACGAAACGCATACGCTCTAATCGGATCTTTTACCCTTCCAACAACATCCGGTAATCCAACTTTACTACTCATTACTAACTCCTCTTATTCATTCTACCCTACATTTAAAATATAAAACAGAAAATTGCACTTTTTCAACTACTCTCTTACCTATCCTACCTTCAAAAATAAATAAGGGGCTTCATGCCCCTTACTACTAACTTTTTATCACTCTGTTCCGCAAAACTAAAGCTTAACGCCTTTACTTCAAACTTACTAACACCTATCCATACTAAGTCTCCTCAAAATAATCATACCAAAACCTTGCAGTAAACGTTACTACCTCATTCGCATCATACCTAACATCACTCGCCTCTACAGACAAAATAAATGCATTATACAAGGTTATTGTCCTAACCACATTCCCAAGTCCATCTAACAACTTTAAAGTAATATCACCCGTTATATCTTGTCTATCCCTTTGCGTCCCGTCCTGCCACCTGCCAACTAGTTCCAACCACGACATAAAAACATCTCGAACTTCCATATTTGTCGTTTCCCAAAACTCAAGTTCAATCTCTTTATCTGAAGTTTCTCTGCCATGTACAGACCACGTCATCCACAGATAATTCAACTCAATACGCTCAAACGACCTGCCAGGTATCCTCGTCGAAGTTGCCTTCAAATTAAAATTCTGAGGAACACTTACCCCTCCAGGAGTGCGCAAAAAGTACACCTCCCACAAATATCTTCGAAGCGGTTCCGCAACTCCTGCTACTTGATTTATTGCTATTGCCATATCCTATCCCTCCCTCATTTTCTTTACAACCACTTAAACAAATCTAACTTATCTACCACTTCACTACACTTCCATAAAATCTCCCAACTACTTCCACCTTCCAACCTTCCACTACAAACAACACCACAATCCCAAACATAATAACTAAACAAACTGTAAATAAGCTAATTCTTTTCACTTAAATCTAATATCTCAACTTTAGGTAATTTCCTAAAATTAACTCCCCCACCTATTACTCCCCTCCTACACGCAAACCTATCTCTTCAAACACCCCTAACTCCTTAATAAAATCAATCAACTGTTCCCTCGACTTGATTAAATAACATTCACCTTTTCTGCTACCCTTTATCACTATCGCACTAGCATGATCTTTTTCAATCTCTTCAAATACTACCGCAGACAATATATCAAGAAACTCACTCATATTAGAATCATCCACACGATCTATACCACCCTCCCTCTTTGCTACTCTTATAGATCGATCAATCAAAAATATAAAATCATCTTCATCCATCACAACAGCAAGCTTATATCCTGTCCAGCCCATCCTATATCCTCCTTTTAACTATATCTAATGACCAACCGTCTCCGTAATCTGATATCCAAACCTCGTCACTACAGCTTTCAACCAGATACCTCTGATGGCTCTAACAGGTAGATAATATAACTCTACAGTCAACATACCATTATCAATCATCTCAGGCGGATTGTTACCAGTCCCAAGCGGATCGCTTATTACCGCATACCTCATTATCCCTAATCTCCGTTGAATAGCATCCATAAACTCTCTCAATGTAGCAACCATCCTTTCACGAGTAAAGTCAGTTAAAGGTTCAAACAAGAATGCATCCAGAAACTTGCACACATTCTTCTTTATATAATTCGTTAGTCTCCTTACTTCAATAAAACCAAAATAACTCTCAAACGACTGCAGCGTTCTGTTGTTCCACAACGCTATAACCCCTGGCTTTCTAACAAAACAATTTACCTGCACAGAATCTAGCTCATCTCTATCCGCTAAACTATAATACGCTCTCAAACCTAATACATTTACCTTGCCACGATTCAATCCAGCAGGAACCCACCATGGATCATACTCTCTATCCATCTTCGCCATCATTCCCGCTACAACACCACTCGGCGGAACATATACCTGAATACCATTATCAAAATCATAAGTCTTTAACCACGGAGCTATTGCAATACCATAACTACTACTTACACTTAATCCCGAATTTCTCCACTCTTTTATATCTTCTACTGTATAAATATCCACCGGAACATCAAGTATCGCTACCGAATCCCCTCTTTTCTCCGCTATATCAATTAAAGATGCCTGAACTGCTGTATCACCAATTCCACCTTGAATAAATAAATCAATATCCCATACTTCCCTATTTCTAAATTGACCATAAGCATGTTCAATGTCAGAANTTGATGGATCAGCATCTACACCACCAGCAAGATTCACCGCAGTAGAAACTACATGAGGTAATAAATTATGCGCATTCGGATTCACTACAGCTCCTATATACTCATTTTTATCTAATACATTTGACACAAAAAGACTATTTCCATATCCATCTTTCAAAGTAGGATCCAAGCTTACTACTCCATCATACCTAATTTGAATAGAACCATCAGGTAATTTCTCAGTTACCGATAAGTTAAACGTTTTGCTAGCAGTATTAACAGTCTTTATCATTATAGCTATATTATTACCAACTTCCCCAGGACTCTTACAATAAATTAACATAGCCGCATCATCCCCTAAAGACGACCACACAGGAACCACAGGTCCTGATCTATCTGATGCCACATCCAGCCCCACAGTAGGAACTACTACAGCATCAGTCGCATTGCTATTATTTACTACTATATACGCATACTTCGCCCCACTTCCAACCGCTCTAACCACCCATAGTCCAGAATAGCCAACCTCTAAAAACGCTACTGCAGAATACTGCTCAGCATAGTTACTTTCAACACCTCTCTGCGCTAACGTATACATCTCTTTAAACTGTCTCGTTGTAGAAATAAATCTCGGAACAACCTGCCCCCTCTTAGCTCTAATAACTTGAACACCAGTACTCGTCGGTACATTAGTTACATACTGACTTATATCAACCTCTGTTACTACCACATTCGGTGATCTGAAAGTTGCCATATATCTTACCTCCTATCTTCACATAGCCCTTACCAGGGCTTCTTATCTTTCACTAATTCCATACCAAACCTTCTCAACTAAAATATAAAACTTATCACCAAAATACCACCAACTTTTACACATTCAACACACACGGCAACACTTCATCAATCATATTACCATCCTCATCCCACAAACTCCACCCCAGCTTAAACCGCAACTTTATACCCTTAATCGGCTTATACGTTACTACTCCAGTAGCTCCTAATCCATAATCACCCGTTCCCATTCTCTTTACACCCATCTGTAACATATACCCTAATACCTGCAAATCCCCTTCAATCTTATAAAGCTTTACCCCCTTTTCCCTTAACACCATCTCTACAGCAGGTGGATTCACTTTCTCAAGTAATAAACTTACAGGTAAATCTACTGAAATCTCTCCATCCGAAGATACAGCTTTAATAACTGAAGCTCTTCGTAACTCCTCTAACATCACACCTACTAGATCCATCCCTACCCTGCCAAACGCACTATATACCACTAATCTATACCTCGCCTCTACTGTCAATAACTTAAAACCTAGAAAACCACCTACATCTTTTACATATGTCAATGCCGAATATGCTCTATGATACCCAGCCATCCCTCTTGCATAATCTACATCATCCAACCTCACAAACACCAAAGGCCTGTCCGGAACTTTTACCTCAAGATTGTTAAAATCTATCTGCGCCTTCCTCTTCGCTATATTTAAAAACTCCTCGCTCTCATGCTGAACAAAATATAAATCCGAATCCTGAAGTCCTAATGCGTCTCTTACTTCAGCCAGAACTGTTCGATTTAACGCATCTAACACATTACACCTCGCCTACACTCTTTATTAACCTACCACCAGTCTCCTCCAAAACTAAAACCAGACTTCTTTACACCCTTCCCCCTCTTCTTAAACTCAATCTCAGCTACATCGTCAGGCGCATACCCCCGCTTCAAATACTTCACTACCTTCCGAGGCGTAACACCTAGCACTATCCATTTTACAATATCTTCCACATCCTTTACCCCAGCCTTCCTCCACTTTATATAATCTTGAGGCGTAACACCATAATCCGCTAACAAAAATGCTTCTTCTGGATTCTTCACCGTCACCTTTACCCACAACATAGCTTCATCAGGCTCAAAATCCCAATCGTCCCACTCAGCAGCCTTCCCAGGCTTAAACCCAGCCCTCTTCCACCTCGCAGCTTCATCATAATCAAAACCCCACTCTATCCAATCAATAGCCTCCTTAACAGAGAACCCCTCCTCCCACCAATCCTTCGCCTCATCACGAGAAAAACCATACTTCTCCCATTTCCTGAATTCACTGTCAGGAATATCAATCTCCTCTTTCAACACCCTTCCCACTTTATCACTCACCCCCTCCTTCTCCTTCTCTCCCTAGCAGCTTTCGCACGCCATCCCGGAAACAATACATCAGCTGCTGAAGCACAAAAAGCCTCAGGATTATCAATTTCTGGATACACACTACTTATCTTTTTTATGCACTTCCTCACTCCACCTTCACCCGCAGGAGTCTCATCAGTCAACGTATCCCAAAAGCTCTTCAAACTTTCTCTATCCCAACCTTTCGGCAACGACTCCCACTTACGCTCTGCTAGTTTCTTCACTGCCAGGCGCTTGGCTCTTTCATACAACTTTCGCATCACCCTCCCTCCTTACCCACTCCGTCACATGACCAAAGCTTCCTGTCTGAAGACAGGACTACTATCCCGAGTCCCCGCCCTACTTTGCAGGAGCTCGGGATTACTTTTGTAAATCAACTAACCCACCTACTCACACTTGACATACATGAATACTTATTTAATCGAAAATAAAATCAATTTCGCCACACTTACTACTTATCGCATTAATAATATCACCATAATCTCTAACTAACCGCCTAAGAATCTTTCTCCTATCCTTCAGGGAAAAGATTTCACTAAATTCAACCATCCCATCTATCGTCACCTCGATAATGCCCATAGGCTCCACAGAACCCTCTTCATCTTCCTCGTCCTCTGCCACATAATACACTCCATCAAACAACTCAAACTCTAACTCATCACCCGTCTCACGATCTATCAATAAAGCCCAATAAACATCACCCTCTGTCTCACCATTCCAGGGAACATTCTTAGACCTACATTCAACAACTTTCCAAGCCATGATCTTACCCCCTTTTATTGCTTTTATTCGCCATATTTGGTTAAGATTTCCTGCCTCATAGCAAGATTACTATCTATTATTCTTACTCCAACAAACAGATACTTAGGATCACTCCCATAAATCAAACATCTCCTACATTATACTTCCATCTTCTTGTCATTTTTCATTCCCAGCTATCTCCTCAAGAAACTCCTCCATCTCTTCTAATAACTCTACCAGCACATCCATCACCGCAATCAACACCGAAATAACTATCCGCAACAAAGGACTACCATAATTCGATGAACTGAATCTTTCCAATACATTATACAAATTATCCAAAAACATACTAACAACTTTTATATCCCTCTCCAAATCAGCTATCCTACCCTCATACGCACTCCCTAAATCTTTTAATAAACCATTCAACACTATTTTCTCTAACCCGCTTAAAACACGTTCATACAAAGATACAATCTTTCTTACAGCCATTTTTACTCCCTCCTCTACCAACTCCCTTCTCAGGGCTAAGACTTACACTTACTATCCCCTACCCATACTCTAATCAGCAAAAATTCAGAATTATACTTGCAAATCAACTCTCACTTAATATCTTTACAACACAATACAAATACTAACGATTTTATATCCTACACAAATCTTACAAAAATAGGCTCGGCAAGTTAAAACTCGCTCCTTGCCAAGCCCATCCACTTCTACTTCTTCGATCTGCGCAACAGCCTTTTTGCTTCTTTTATAATTTCCTCTACCTCGTCATAAATATCCCCCAATATTTTAGCCGCTTGATCTTCCTTAGGAAGTCCACTTAAAAAATTTCGATCATCTATAACAAAACCCATATCATTCAGTGTAATCTCAACTTGACCTATCTGATAAAGAATATCATTTAGCCTATTAATCGCATCTCTACCAAGAAACACTACATACTCAAGTTCCTCATCTGTAAGATGATCCAGTCTAACCTTTGCCATTGTAGTACCTCCTCTTTAATTAATTTAAACTTTTAAACTTACCTCCTTACAGAGACTACTCACCTCTAATCTTCCTCCGGCAAATTACTTAACAATATTTCTGCTTCCTCCAAAACATCCCACAACCTGTCTGAAAATTTCTCTACCGCCTTAAGCGCCTCCTCATTCAATAACTTTGACTTTCTTCCCGATTCTTCCAACAAAAAGTAATCATCACCCAAAATATCTATTATATCATCTAAAATAGGTCTAGATTGGGCTATCAAATAAACAGCCTTATCTACATTCTTAAGTGCTTTTCTACAATGCTTTATCAACTCTTTAAGTTCTTCATGATAAAGATAATCTGGAACCCATTTAATCATTGTAACACCTCCACATCTGTTCCCTTTATATATAGGGCTAAGGTTCTACGCCTCACTGCGTATCTCACTATTCTCTACTCCTATGAACAATGACCCAAGATTACTTTCATAAATCAAATCAAACAGCTTAATCCCTACCTTCACTACCACATCCATCCCCATCCTATACAGCAAGCCTGAAAACTACATCCGCATCCGACACACGCATACGCCATTCCAGAGTGTTATTATACTGCAACACAAACACCGACGGCTTTATATCCTGCACAAACCTCACAAAAACAGGCTCAGTAAATTGATCAAAACTTTTTAACTGAGCAATCTTATCAAATACTCCAGCACTCGCTACAACATCACCCACCCGAAGACTTACACCCTCTTGCCTCAGCAACACATCAGCAACACACATCTCAAATCCAGTAGTCAAAATCAACCCCAAAGTATCCTGCTCCGTCTCTGCCTCCGGCGCTAACAACCTTACATACAGCGTCTTCCTAGGCAACACTTTAAAAAAGTTTACTACCTTGTCCACATATCCATCATAATCTTTCAACTCACCTACCATCACCCTCTGATCTTCATCTAACATGTAATAGTCCACCGGGTACCAATACAACTGCGAATATTCCAGGAGCCACTTTTCAGCAGTCTTAAACTTTGAAATTAGATTTCGAAAATACACCTACTTCCCTTCCTTCCTCTTTTTATTCTTAAAAAATTCCACCTGTCTTAATCGCTTCTCTGCATCTTCTCTCGACTTATAACGCCCCAATAACCTATCCAATTTCTCACTATATACACACCACACATCATCCGATGACCTTTTATCTTTCTCTTTACACCTTCTTATCATGCCCTACCTCCCTTATCATGCCCTACCTCCCCTTCACCTACACATTTTCACTACCACCTTTCTTTACTTACACATTAATAGCCGTAAGATCAGCTAACTGAACAAGCCGCTCCCTTGCTTCCCTCACAAGCTCCTCCCCCTCAGCCACTAAATCTGTATCAAACTCCATATTCGTATCCCCTATCCTTACCATTCTCCTGCTCCTTCCTAACGCCGCCATTACGTAACCAGCACATAAATCAACTAATATATCTACAGTCTCAGGATCCACTTCAGCTTCACCAGTTACATCATCATACTCTAACTTCCACGATACCCTCACTTCTACCTGACCCTGATACCCTACATACAACGCAGGCTTCCTATAATCCCATGCCACCGTAAACCTCGACAGAGGCTTGGTCGATAAATACGATGTATGAGTCAAAAACCTAAAATTTATAAGCTCCCCTAAATAGAGCCCATATATACTTACCGGAATCACAGCATTCACAATGTCAGGTGCAGGATCCGAAAATATATACGGCGTAGCATACGTCACATAAATATTCCTCTTGTCTGTCTTATATACATACTTCTGATACAGTGGATAAATCTGATGAGTGAACAATACCTTGAACTTATCAAGCGGAAACTCACTATTCAACAACGCATCTTCTACAAGATGCTGCCCCGCTCTCACCAACACAGCTCTATACAAATCACTAATATTCATTTTCTGAATATACGATTTATACATTCACACACCCCACTACCAAACTTACTCCACTAATACAGCTTCATCCGAATTTTTCTGCTGAGACTTTTTACTCCCTCTCTGGCTCTCCTGGCCTTCCTTACCTTGAGCTATACTAGTACTTGCTTCTTTTACCTCAACAATCCAACCAAGCTTCAGCATAGTCGCAATCTGAGATTCAACATCGGGATCTGCTATATTAACTTCAACAGGATGATCACTCGTTATATACACAAAACTTCCGCCTGATTTTATTCTCACCATCACACCCTTCCTTGCTGCAACTAGCTTCATTCTACTCCTCCTTCCACTACCATTTCTAACTCGCCCCTATCTGGCTAGGGACTCTTATGCAAATCAAATCAAGTAACTTATGCCTTACCACATCCAACATCAACCCACAGAGTTTAACCCTACCTCAACACACCATCAGCTTCAACAATCATCTTAGCTAAATCATCCCAATCTATTACACTACACACCATCATTAACAAATCGTAAATCAAAAATCCCCAGTACATATCAGGATGTCTTATCTCAACCAACTTTCCAATTATATAATATTCCAAACGCCTCCCTCCTTCCTTCGCAGCCTCCTCAATCCCTCTCACTAACTCATCAGAACCTTCCACCTTGCTCCTTTTCAGATATAGAAATATTTCAAACAGCCTTTCCCCTACTCGCTCCATTATTTTTCCACCACCACATCTACAAAAGTTTCAAAAATCTTATCCCAATCTACTCCCTCCAGAAATCTATTAATTGCAAAACCTATCAACGCCTTTACATACTTATCCNCTTTCGGATTTATTTCCCTCTTCAATAAATCTGAAAAATGCTTCGAGATCTCACTATTACTAATATCCTCNTCTTTCATCAGCTCAAACAACTCATCCCACAGGTAATCCGAATTTACTACAGCATCTAACATCACCTTAGTTTGCTTGTTCATCGCATACTCCCGTCCTACTGTCAAAATAGGCAGAGAGCTTCACACCCCCTGCCTATTTACCAACTAATTATTCACCCCATGGATACGTTCCAGTAATCTGTCCACCAACAAGGAATCTATTTACAAGACATTCCACAGCTGCCCAGCATGCAGCAGCTCTTTGTGTCACAAGCGGATGAGTCGTTGGAAGAACTGTAGTTACTGTAATTGGCATATATGGACAAAACACTGCAGGAGTTTCAAATTCACTGCTTCCTTTGTATCCAAAAATAAGCGAATCGTCAGGCAATACATTAGAATCAGTTACTCGAATGACAGGAATACCATCATATTCACCATACAAATGCGCCGTAAACATTCCCTTCCCATCGAACAACTGCTTCCATCCGAACTGAGACCTAATCACTGCACATGCTTTCGTCCCCGCAATAATAAACGAAATAACACCACGCTTTGCCTGAGATACTAACTTTCTTTCAGCACCAGATACAAAATACTTAAATGTTTGATAATGCAAGAAGTAATCAGTTCCAGTCGAAGGCGTTACATCCCAAGTGACCGTCGAAGGAAGCGACAATCTCATCTTTCCAATTAGATCACCTAATATTTCAGAGTTTATAGCATTTACAAGATCAGCCGCAAGCTCCTCCTCAGCAGACATACCAAAGCGCTTCTGAAGTTGCCAGCTCTTAAACAATCCCATGAGCCCTTTCACTGCATAAATCTTAGCTCGCACCTGCTTCGTATCCAACTCATAATTCAATTCCGCTACACCCAAACTCAAATCTTCAACATTGCCCCAGTAAACCACCGCAATAGAAGTACCACTCGGTGGAGCTGTAGCAAATGTCACCGAAATAGCACCAGTGCTATAATCAATAGTTCCTGAAACCCCATTTCCTAAAATATTTCCGTCATAATTGAAATCTTGTCCCGTAATGCTTCCAGCTTGCACTACAACCGTTCCAGGTCTGACAGGTTTATAGCTCAATACAGCACTAAACGTTGTATTATTGCCATCACCAGTCCCAACCGCTTCAGTAACTTCCGCATTAGTATAACCACGGGGCGTCAAATAATCACCATACACACTCACAAGAACAGAATTAGCACCTACATTCCCCCTCCCAGAAATAGCCCGAACTCTCTTATAGTAAATCAACCCAATTTCTTCATCAATCGGCTGAACACTAGCAATCAGTGGAAGCGGGCTAACACCATACATAATAGTCACAACATCTCGAGCAATACGTGGAAGCACTCCAAGATCAGCTACCGATCCATTTGCTTCACACATTCTTACCAGATCATCAGTAGACTCAAGCATATTACCTAAAGCTTTATAATCCCAAGCGCTAATCGGTTTGTATCTCTTCCAATGACAAACACTTTCCATCAATTGCATGTATGGACGATACTTTTTGTAGTATCTTTCTGCTTCTCGTTCTACTTGACTAATAATATAACTTTCATCAATCCTATCAAACTTTTTCAAGCTCATCCTTCCTCTTAACCTCCTACTTTGCTTAATTACTACTTCTACTTAGCCTATCTAGTGCAAGGCCTAAAATTTTACCACTACTCCCGCCTCTCAAGTGCGAGGCTAACTCTTTATAGCATGCTTACAAAATATCATTTCTTGCTAAATACCACCTCTGTCATCTCTTTCAAACTGCCTATACCAGGGATCTCACCCACTCTTGCCAATCTCTCAGCAAGTCTCTTCGCTATAACAGGAGAATCACCTTCATCCTCTTTTACCAGTCCACTTACAGGAACAACTTCAGGTTTATTATCCTTCACTTTCTTAACACCCTTCTTCAATACTTCTTTCGCTTCCTTCAACCCTAACTTTCTCAAAATCTTAGCAGCTTCCTCTTTCTTAACCCCAGTCTCAGCTGAGAGCTTATCAACCGCTTCCTTGAACATCTTAGAACCAGTCTTCACAATAGTATCATACGCAAGTTTCAAAGACTCTTCTATCTTATCAATTCCACCTAGCTCCTCAACCCTCTTAATAACTTTATAAGCATCCTTCAACATAGCTTTACGATACTCAGATTCTTCTTTTAATCTCCGAAGCGCCCTCTTATAAAACTCTAAATCCTTACCACTAATACCTTCACCTATACGATTAGACTTAGCAGATTTTAATAGCATATCAATCCTATCTAAAATATCTTCAACCTCTTCTTCATCAAAACCNNCATCAGACAAATTCATCATCCGAGAATTCCCTATAAAACTGCTACCTTCACTCAACACTCTCCTCGATCTCACCCGTTCCCGTATCCTTTCAATAATACCGCCATCTCTGCGCTCTCTCAACTTCGCTAACCGCTCTCTCAATCTCCTTCTTAACCCCTCAGAAATGCCAACACTTCTATTCATCCGCTCTTCAATCCTTCTGCGGATACGTTCAATATACTTTCTATCATAACTACACTCTGCCCTTCCTTCACCCAACCTACGAGCCCTCATCCGACTCCGTATCCTTTCAATAACACTACCTTCACTACGCTCCTCACTAATATCTCCCATTCTCCTCCTAATCCGCTCTCTTAACTTCTCCCGCAATTCTTCCAAAACACCACTGCGCTTCNGCATCCTCTCCTCCAGCTTTCTGCGAATACGTCTAATAAATTCTCTATCATAACCACCACTACCCCTCGCTTCATCCATTCTAGCNCTCAATCTCTCACGAATGCGCTCGATAACCTCTTTCTTATTATCACTACCCGCACCACTTTCCTCTAGCCTTTTCTTTAACTTCATTTTAATACTTTCAGGTATCATCCTTGCCATCATCTACCCTCCCATAACCTTAAACTCTATAAACTAACACTTTAATATAAAACTTTCTAATCAACTAGTTATAATAGCCGATACTAGATACACCTTTCCACCACCTAACTTCTTCCCAGCCATATAAACCTTCCCACCAGAAAATTTACCAGCAATATATACTTCTTCACCCTCTTCCCAAAAATCACAATCCTCTGCACGCACCTTTTTCCTCAAAGCTCTGCCTACAATATCAGAAACTACATCATCAATATCTTCACTATCAACTTCTAAATCAATAGGAAATTCTACTACATCTTCTTCACAACCATCCTCCCATACTTCCTCTTCCTCTCTATAATCATCTTCTTCATACTCTCTATGCTCAACTCCTACATCCTCCACTTCTTTTTCACTTGCTAAACTAATATCTAACGATTCAATCACTCTTCTGATATTCCTAACCACACCTAACACCGAATCTGATACTATCCTCTTTTCATCTACACCAAA